AAATAAGCGAATGTATTTGGACTGGCTTGCTTCAGCCATGATCCGACTCGAACAGTTCTTTCAGTATTTCGATAACAGCCCGCATCAACGGGCTGCGATCCAAAGGCTGCAGGAAGACATGCCGCCAGAGCTTCTGGAGCATGATGCCGAGTGGTTTGAGATCTGGAAGAGCGGAGGCAAGCTGCTGCCGTTCAAGATTCCCTACTTCAGCCAGTACGAGCTGGAGAACGGCTACCGCAAGTGCTTCACGTCAGCGATGGGGATGATCGCTGCGCACTATGGCGTGATCACCGAGCATCAGCAGTACGACCAGGTCCGGATCAAATACGGCGACACCACGGACGTGACAGCCCAGCTCAAGGCGCTTGACGAGCTGGAGCTGCACGCTGAGTTCGTTCAGGACGGCACGGAAGATTTAATCGAAGCCGAGATCGACAGCGGCAGACCGATCGCCGTTGGTTGGCTTCACAAGGGCGACATCAGCACCGGGCGCCCTGCTGAAGGGTTTGGGCATTGGTCGGTGATTATCGGCTACACCGAGAACTTCTTCATCATGCACGACCCGCGCGGTGAGCATGACATCCAGAGAGGCAAGCTGCTAAAGCACGGCGAGGGCGCTGGCGTCTTTTATGACCGGAAAGACTTCCTGCACCGCTGGATGCCAGAAGGACCACGCAGCGGCTGGGCGATCATCGTTGACGCTTACAAACCGCTACTTATCGAGCCAACGGCGCAGCCCTAACTGCTGCCCATAAACCTCGCAGGCTTCGTTGTAATGACGCACTGCTTGCCATTCTTGCCTGTGATCTTTCACCATCCCGGCGTAGATCACGCGCCAACGCTTACCGTCTTCCGTTTCAATTTCTTCAATTTTGGGCGGATTCATGCAGCTATCTTGAAAATCATGCTGCCATTCCGACATGACTTGGGGAGACTGGATGGTAGTCAACCTAACCATGGAGGAAGAGCTGCGCATTGAACAGCAAGCAAGGTCAATACTCGCTGCGAGCGACGAAGACCAGGTCCGCGATCTTTGCGCCGCTTTATCCAAGCAGAATGCCTTCCAGCAAAAACTGATCAAGCAGGCTGTCCGTCATATCACCGAGCTTGAGCTGAAGTCAGAGCTGGACGCGATGGAAGCCGTTGACCCTGCCGCTTGTGCCTACGTCAGATCACAGTTCGGGTTTGATAGTTCGGATCGCTCTCGTCCAAATGGCACTCAGGACCGAAGCCTGTTGCGATCGCTCGTTCTGACAATCCTTGCTCCATTTCTGTGGGCACTGGGTTATGCCCTCGGTCTCCTAGCGATAGCGAGGCAAACCATGAGTCGAGGGCATCGCGGCTCCTAGTCTTTCCCACCAGGTTGAGGAACTGGCGAACTTCATCCTGCTCTCGCAGGATGACGCTGGTGCCATTGGCGTAGGCGATAAAGAACCGCCCGTTGGTGTCTTTGCCGGTCTCGACAGTCATGTCGCCTTGAAGGTGTAGCCTTTCGCGCTTCATGGAGTGACCTCTCGCAGAAAGTTGTACAAGTCCGTGCGGACATCTTCCCAGAAGATTGTCGGTACGCGCCCTTTCCATTGCACGGTGCGACGATGCACCGCTACTTCCCTGGGCTGAACCGTATTGAAACGGTGCTGACAGGCTGGACAGATACGGCGGCGCACAAAATCACCGCCTTCATTTCTGTGCGTAGAGCTGACGTCTGTTATCAGGCTGCCGCATTTAGGACACGGCGGACCCATCCGGTTGACTGCCATTGTTCAACTCCAGCCCCAGGTCAAGCTGGAGCTGCTCTTCTGTCGCTTCGACTTTCCCGGCGGTCGGTCCATAAGAATGTTGCGGAGCTTCTCCTCGGTTTGGTGGACAAGTTTACGAGCGGCTTCTTTGTGAAGTCCGATTTTCTTGCCGATGCTTGGATTCGACAATGGCTCTTCGCCATCCAGCCCGTAGCGCATGGTGATGATCCGGCGCTCCTGGTCGGTCATTTGCTTCAGGGCGCGATCAACGGCGAGGGCGGCGGTGTCAGCTTCCAGGTCTTCATCTGCTGCGCCGTAGGTGCTTGGGATGAGATCGAGGATTCTGCTGCCTTCGTCGGTCCTGCTTTTCGCCTTGGCGTCAAGGCTGCTTGCATCCTCTGATGCCTGCAAGTAGTTCCGCATCGTCTCCGGTTGTACCCCGATAAGGTCAGCGCACTGCTTGAGCGTTGGCATTACGCCATGCTCGCGCTGGTAGTCGATCATGAAATACCTGACCTTGCGCAAGCCGTCTGGCGCACCGCTAGGCAGCTTGATCATCCGATCTTGTGTCTGCGTCGCGCGCATGATGCCCTGGCGAATCCACCAGTAGGCATAGGTCGAAAACTTGTACCCCCGGCTGGGGTCAAACATCTCGACGGCACGGATGAGTCCGATGTTGCCTTCCTGGATCAGGTCCTGCATCGAAAGGCGGCAGGTCATCTTGTTGTATTTGCTGGCAACGCTGATCACGAGGCGAAGGTTGCCCTGCACCATGCGCTTCTTGGCGCGCTTGCCGATGCGGATGACCTTTTGCTCTTCTTTGGTGAGGTCCGGCTTGTCCAGTAGCGGCATCATGCGCTGAATGGAATTGCCGAGTTCGATTTCTTCCGCTGCAGTCAGGAGCGGGATTTTGCCGATCTGATTTAGGTAATCGCGGAGCGGGTCTGGCATGAAATCATAAAAAAGGGGGGCAAGCCCCCCGGGACACTAGAACGGCATTGAATCGGATTCAACCCGAGGTTTAGGAGGCAGTGAGAAATCGTTCACTGCGACGTTGAGGTTGGCGCGGGTTTCGCCGGTCTTCGTCTCGTAGGTCTCGACGTAAGCCTGACCAGTGACGGTGACCTGGGAGCCTTTGCTCAGGAAGTCGGTGACAACCTTGGCGCGAGGTCCCCAGACTGCGCAGCGCAGCGCTGACGTGTGCTCTTCGCCTTTGATCTTCTTGTTGCAGATGATCGTGAAGTTGGCGACTTCGTTGTCGCCTACCTGGCGGACTTCAGGGTCGGCTGCGAGATTGCCGACTGCGGTGATTTGAAGCATGGACCGAAGAATTTAGAAACGATGTGGGACAAAGCCTGCTTCGCTGTGTAGTCGCGTGATTCGGCGTAATGCCGCACGGATTCACAAAGCTGGGGAGGCAGGATGGTTTCGAGATGATCCAAAGGTTTCTGGTCTCGGCGCTGTTGAGCGTAAAGAGCCGCCATCTGGGCGTGCATCATCTCGTCATTCATGGCGCTATCGGGAGAGGCGCTCAGTGATGAACTGCTGGTGCTTGGGCAGGGTGATGTGAGCAGTGATCAGCTCGCCATCGGGCACCTTGAATTCCTGCATGAACGCCTTGATGATCTTGTTCCTGTTAACGACCGGCTCTTCCTTGAGAAGGGCACGGATGGTCTTCAGGTCAGCGTCGCTCAACGGCGTCTCCTCAGCAGTCAACTCTGAGGGTTGACTCTTCGGTTTAGCAGCGGCTTTGGGCTTTGGCTTGGCTTCGACAGGTGCCTCAACAGTCGGCAAAGGCTCGCCTTTTGCTTCTTCGATTTCCTCCCGTGCCCAGAGCTCGTAGCCCAGTGAGAACGTGAAGGCGGCGTTGGCGCAGAGGGCGCGACGATGGCTGTCGGTGAGGGTCCGGCAGCTCACCTTGTCGAACTTGATGGGCTGGTTCCGGTTGTCTTGGCAGGGGTAGACAAAGTCCGGGGTCGCCTGGTCTTCGGGTCCGGTGAAGTAGCTGACCAGATAAGCGGAGCCGTCCGGTGCTTGCCAGACGTGCCCGCCATCAGGCGCAGGCTTCAGGTGGAACTCCCAGCCTGGAGCGGCTGTATGGAGGTGGTTGGCAATCCGTGCCCAACTGACGTAATCAGCGGCATAGGAGCCAGAGCCTTTGCGGAAGACGTCATCTTTGTTGATGACTCCCGCAAGGTTTGGAATGGTCATTGGTCGGTCGAAAGCGCAGTGAGCGTGATAATTGCACCTGGTGGCTCACCATCTCCGCAGTAACGCTTGGAGGCGTCAATGGAGATGACCTGTCGATCATCGTCGAACAGTGTGCCAGTCAGGGCGTCGTTTGTGCTGCGGAGAAGCTTGTCAAGATCTCCGGCTGAAGCTGAAGTGCAATGCAGGGGGGCGGACGAGCGTAAGCCACTTTTGTTGAAATGCGATTTCGGTCGTTGGAAGCGGAAAACAACCGAGAGGATCATGGGTGCTGCCGTATCCCAATCGGCAGGCTTTTTCTCGATGGCGGCGTATTTAACGTCTTGCCGCCATGGCTTCACCTTCTTGCTGGATTCGATCATGACT